GCCCGATGATATAAAACCGCCTTCCGCAGAAACTGTTACCGCCGACGATATATTTGACGCCAGCGCTCCTGCAACAGTTATCGTCGCAGATGGTAACGTTTCAACTAGCGCCGCAATGCTTGTCCCCGTTGAAAAAACGGCAATTGCGGAACTCAAAACGCTTGAAATTGAAGATACGGAAAGGGCGCTGTCAAATATCAAAAGACCAGATGCGCTTGTCGATGTTGCAGAAGATATCGCAACAGCCGCATCCTGAATTTCTATTGCGCTTATTGTTACGGACGCCGCTGGGGATATTGAAACAGCCGCGCTCTGAATTGCAATCGCGCTTACCGTTGTCGACGCCGCTGGAGATACCGCAACAGCGCCGTCAATAAATCCTTGCGGAGTTATGGTTGTCTCGACACTCGCTGCTATTGCAACAGCCGCGCTCTGAATTGCAATTGCGTTTACCGTTGTCGACGCCGCCGGAGATATTGCAACAGCGGCGTCAACAAATCCAGCCGCAGCCGCGACAAGCGGCAGCAAGCCTAATTCGATCTGCGCCTCGTCAAAGTATCTCCGCAACGCCATCAGGCATCCCCGATGATAACAGACCCTAATGCGCCGATCATGTTGCCGGAACTGCTAAACCCGAACATCGAAAGACAGGCGTTGTTTTCAAGTTCCGGAAAACCGCCAGAAACCGAACTTGTAGAAATCGCGTCCATGTCTGAATTGTAATTCATATCACTGAAAAAAGACATTGCCAAAGGCTTGAACATAATAACGCCAAAATCGCCGATTGTCCCGGTTGATCCGCTTAACGTTATACCTTCAATAGATCGGATTCCTTTGTCTCCGGATTGCAAAGGAACAAGTATAACAGCGCCTGCCTCACGATAGTTTGCGCCGCCAAATTGAACCGATGTGGAAGTTCTGCCGGATACGTTATCTGAATTTGTATAATTGACAGTTACACCAGCAGCCGTTGTTCCTACAGTCGTCCAAACTATTAATCCGGCCATAACGCCTTCGCCAGTCGTATATCTTGTTAATGCCGCCGTCGGCAAATTCGTAGTCTGCTCGGTTGTAATTGTTCCGTTCATGCCGCCTGAAAAATTCAACACATCCACAAAAAGATTTGCAGACATGGCACCGTTTGGATTATTTGCACTTTGATAGGGAGCCGTCTTGTAACCGTAAATCCGCAATTTCCCGGACGCGCTTGGCAGCGGCACTACCGCAACATCAGTGTTTGTGTTATTAAGCGCAACGCTGGCGGTTGGAACAGTTGCAAGGTTATCAGGACGCTTTCCCCGGAAAAGCGCCATTAATCTGTCGTTAGAGCGAATCGTGTAATTAGAACTTGTCCAATCAACAATAAATATTTCCCCGCCAAGATTGCTTTTAAGCAAAGTCTTGTATGCGTCAAAATCTGCAAGCGGCATTTAAGCCTCTACCATCGAATAGGTAAGCCACATTTCAGAAACAGCCGCAGAAGAAGGGGTGTAATACATTGCCAAACACGCATCGGAGTCAATTTCTGGCAGGCCAGGCAATCCGGTCGTAAAGTCCCGCCAGCCACCGCTAGATGCCGTGCCAATTGAAATCTGCGCAAGAGGTCGACCGATGGTAATCCCGAAATTCCCCGCCGTCCCCGTAGAAGCGCTAAGTGCGACCTTCTCAACCGCCCTTACACCAGTATCCCCCGCCGCAAGCGGAATACGTTGCACCCTTGTTTGTGCGGCAAAATCAGTCGCGCCGATGTTGATCGTCGCCGTTTGCCCCGTATTGCCGTCCTGATCGGTATAAGTAACCGTCAGGGTTCGACTTGTTGAGCCAACTTGCGTATAGATTTCATAGAAAATATGGTTTCCGACACCGCCCGCGTTCCGCGTAAGCGCCGGAGACGGCGTTGATCCCTGAACCGTCTGATCCGTTGTCAACGTCCCGCTAAGACCGCCGATATGGTAAAGCCGATCATACAAGATTAAAGTTCCCGCAATGGTCGGAACAGCCGCAACATTCACAAGCCATTTCTGACGGCTTCCGCCGGGCGCTGTAAACGGCAAAGCGCCGACAGTCGTGCGCGTAGGAATTGCCCCGGCAGTCGGAACAGCGCCCGCTGCGGGCATCCCGTCGTAGGTCCAGTAACTAAACATTCGACCCAGACTAGGCGTTGACGGGTTTACGCCCCCGGCACGGGCTACCTTGAAGGCAAAAACGGTTTCAGGCGTTCCGTTATTACCGCCGCTCATGCGGTTTACAAGATCGGAAAGACTTGCAATCGCTGCCATCAGACAGAACTCCACGCAATTCCGCGATTGGCAACAAGATCAGTTTTTGCCTCGCTGATCAATTCGGCAAGATGATCAAGATTAATCCCGCTACTGTAAAGCAGCGTTCCCGTCATGATTGGAATAATCTCGAATCGCTCCTCGCTGATATCAAGTCGCCAATCGCCATGATTGGTCGTGTAAATAACGCGGCCCGGCTTTACGTCGATCTGCATGATAATCCTTTAATCCAATGTAATGTCAAAATCGCCGCTAGGAATGCGGAATACATCCCCGGATGCAATTGTCTTGGAAGCCGTCAACGTCCCGTAAGCTATCATCGTGCCGCCTGTTGAGGCGTCAAAAAGCGCCGCATTAGTAATCGTGCCCCATGATCCCGTCGCAGCCGCAAATTCGATATTGCCGCTATTCGTCGCAAGGTTTCCACTTACGGTAAAAGTCGCAGAAATCCGCGCATAACCGTTGCCGCTGATCTCCGTGCCGCCTCCAGCTTCGCCCGGAGCCGCCGTAAAGAGGCCGACATGCCATCCGGTCGGGCGCGTGACCGCCGTTGTCGTGAAAAGCCAGGTCAGCGTATTGGTTTCATATGTATTAGTCAGCGACATCTAATAACCTTTCGTTTTCATTTTCAAACCGCGTCCGCTATATCTTGCGCGATCCGATGTTTCATTCATTTTTTCAATTCCGGAACTATACAATTCAGCCCATGTCGCAATTCGCTCGTCGTCCTTGAGATATGGCGCAGAATGCATCAAAGACCCGTAAAGATAAATGTCCGGGCTATCGGTCAAAAGCCAATTCTGCGGACTGGCTTCCGACAAGGCAGGGACGCGGGAAATATAAACCAATTCCGCGACATATTCGGCATCCGGAACAGGATAATACTCGAATTGCGAACCCGTCATGACATAATACTGAGGCTTGCCAGATTGATTTGCCATCAGCGATTTGCGATCTAGCAAGTCGTCATGGCTTATCAGCGTCAACGGCGACGTGCTACCTTCCGTGAGATAGAAGCGCATCGTCTCGACCCAATCGGACGGGGTGACGGAGAATTGCGTGTCAAGCGTTCCGGTGGCACGCTTTTCCATTTTCCAATGCCGGAGCCTGCGCTGAATATCAGCTTCCGCCAGCGCGACGAATGACGGGATTGCCGCAGTCAAATCGCCACGATTGAGAAAATCGGCAATCGCCGCCGTTAATTCTGAGTAGGTTGAAATCGGCACAATTGCCTCTCATGATCAAATCGGGGCGAGCTATAAAGCTCCTATACACTAAAAAACAATGCTGCGCCATATCCTATTTCTTAGCGAGACACCGTCCAGCCGCCTTGCATTTTGCGGGCGACGGGCAAGCCTTACACGGCTTGAATACGGGTTTTTTCATTTGCGTTTTCCTTTCGATTTGCGCGCTACATCAAGCGCAATTGCGACCGCCTGCTTTTGAGGCTTTCCAGCGGCCATTTCAGTTTTGATGTTCTGAGATACTTTTGGGGAACCATATCCCTTTTTGAGCGGCATCACGCAACCCCTTGCAAGTTTCGCCGGATAGGCTTCGACCAATTATCAGATGATTTCTGCCCCTGCTTATAAACCGCGACGAGGCCAAACGCATCAGCCGCGTGCGATGACCAATCATGTTCCGGCCCCAAGCCGATCCCGCGCGCATCGTCGCGCTTCTCGTGATACCACCCCAAAGCGTCCCTGCCGGGCTTTGTAGGCTCCTCGTTGAACCAAATGGCAGGGAATGCCCGCCTTACTGCGTCAATCCGCTGTAGAGCCGCGCCAGCACCCTGGTTCGGCACAAGGTCAACGGTGAACCCGGCCTCGCGCATAAATCCCATAGGCGTTACCTGGTAGACCGCATCGTGCTTTCTTCCGTCATGCGGCATGACCACGATAGCGTCTTCATATTTTGATTTGCGGAGCCAATTCACATGAGCGTCAAAAGGCTGACCGACCGCCTCGTAATAATCTAAGACGCGAATTTGAGCGCCGACGAATTGCACAATCCAGATTGCGGTCGCATCGGATTTACTGGACGTTCCGCCAATATCCAGAAAAGCGTAAATCTTCAAAAGCGGATCACGCGGGACAATCCCAATTCGCCTTTCCAATTGAGCGTCCGTCAAATGCTTTGCATAATATGCGCCTTCAAGGACAGTGGCGTATTCGCCCTCCCAGATATTGCCATATCGTTCGGGCTGATTTGCAAGGCAATCGCGGCGCTCTTTATCCAATACAGTCGGAAACCAAGGGTTATTATTCCAATTCGCTCTAATGACAATAGCATCAGAAGGCTTTACCGATCCGCGCAATAGCATGTCGACGGGATCGGTCGGGCGCGCCGGGTTCCAGCTAAACCACAATTCGGAATTTTCCGCGCGAATTGTAGGGCGTAAAAGCGACAAAGAGCGGTCAGACAGAGATTGCGCTTCTTCCACCCAGGCGCGGTCAAATCCCTCAAGCGATTTTACGCTATCGGCGGTGTGGTCCTGCATACCTTGGAATATGATTAATCCATCATGCGGCGTCTCGATTACTTCACGATAGACCTTGAAGCCCTGAGCCTCGCCAAGATTATGCTCTGCAAGCGTATCCTCAATTAGCTTCTTTGCGGATTGGCGTAATGATTTCTGCACTTCGCGGATGCAAACCGAGCGATGTCCGGGAAACCGATAATGCTCTTCGACCATTAGGCCAGCGAAGAAACGGCTCTTGCCACTGCCACGTCCTCCCCAAGCGCCCTTATAGCGGCTTGGCGCTAGAAGCGGCCCAAAGGCTTCAGCGGTTTTGATCTGGAGCCGCAACAATCACTCTCTCCACAACTTGCGGCTTCATGCTGCCATCGCTGGACGTATGATCGACATGCGCAGTTTCGCGCCATCCGGCTTGCGTTTTCAAATAAAACATCGCGGCGACTTTATCGCCATCGCGCGCCATTTGCAGCAATCCAGTCGCGACAGATTTAATCGCAGCCGCTTTCCCTCGTTTATAGCGTTCTGCAATATCCGGCTCACGCTCAAGAATAGCGAACCAAGTCGTCTTTCCTATGCCTAGAAAATCCGCGATTTGCTCTTGGGAAAGATAAGCCGCAAGCGCTTCAATTTGAGCACGCTCATCGTCTGTCAATGTTTTACGAGGTCGTCCAGACATGAATAATCGCCTATATCTGCCATAACGCAAGATATAGGCGATTAAGGGGAAATCGTCAAAGCCCTAAGTGGCTGCGATGCGTCAGGCGCAATACTTAGTCCAAGCTGCACGCTCAATCCGGGTGAACGGCGATGGGGTGTTACCGACCATCACAATCAGGTTGCCATTGACAGTGTAACGGTTGCGAGCCCAAAGGGTGACGCGAAGATACGCCGATATTTTCATTTCGCGCGCTGGCGGGGGAGCGTCCGGGCGGGCACTCCCGAAATCATCACAGTCGTAATTGTAGGTCATGGTGTCTCTCCCTCTGTTGCCACGCTCTTGCGTGATGTCCCCTTGTAGACCATACCTAGTCACGGGTCAAGAAGAAAAATCCGCCTTCCAGATCGCCCGCCCCATGTTGCGCAAGAATTTCCCGAAACCGGCGCGACATTTGGTTGAAGGGGCGAGCTATCGAGAAGGCGGATTTCGGATCGGGGCGTTGCGACATTTGCGACATTGCGACACAAGCGCTCCGCAAGGCTTTCAGCCTGTAACGGTCTGTTGATCTTGCCTTTCATCGTCTGTGGCAAGATCGGCAAGGAAGGCTTTTAGTTTCGGCACATCTGAGACTTTTACCCATACCTCTTGCGGCACTAATCCTTTTTCCCTTTTGCGCTCGCGTTCTTTGGCTTTTCGGATTGAGGCGGATTTTTGCATTTTAAGCCGCTCTGCTGTTATGGTCATTTTTGCGCCTCCTGCGCGATGTAGAGCGTAGCGAATGCGCGGGCCATGGCGCGCTCGTATTCGGCCCATGCCGATGCCGTGGCGCGCTCGTATTCGGCCCCTGCCGGTGCCTCGGCGCGCTCGTATTCGGCCCATGCCGGTGCAATGGCGCGCTTGTATTCGGCCAGCGCCGATGCCGTGGCGCGCTCGTATTCGGCCATCGCCGATGCCTCGGCGCGCTCGTATTCGGCCCCTGCCGGTGCCTCGGCGCGCTTGTATTCGGCCCATGCCGGTGCAATGGCGCGCTTGTATTCGGCCATCGCCGGTGCCTCGGCGCGCTCGTATTCGGCCCCTGCCGGTGCAATGGCGCGCTTGTATTCGT